GATAGGGCTAATACAATCGGTTTTTCAATAATCTTAGCGGCTAAAGGGTGAAACTCAAAGATCGCTTTACAAGTCTGATAGCCTACAGGACTTCCCGGCTCAATCGCTTCCGCTTGGAGAAACTCCATCAGCGGGGAGGGTAAGCCTGTATTGGATATGGTTATTTCAGACATAGATTATTCCCTAGAAATATATTTTGCATAATAACACTAGAATCCCAGTTTATTACCACAGCCTACCGCAACTCCGTAGACATAACAATCTAATAAATCATTGGATTTTTTATTAATGTCTGGATCTCCTAGTCTAAATCCAGCCATTTCTGTAATCAAGTGATTTCGAGTTGCACCTTTGAAAGGAACTGTTTTGTAATAGGCGTGTTCGCTAATTTTGACCTTTTCATTGAAATGGTAGCCTGAAATACTCATAGCGCGATCATCTTTTCCAATTTGCACAAACTTAGGCTCAATCTCACGGACGTTCCAGCCCCTATTTTGACCTTGTTGCAATAGCACAATGCCTGACCCTTTTCCTTCAATGAAAGTAGAAGTAATGCCATAGATAGCTTTTGTCTGAATCGCTAATTCTTCTAACCTTGCAAATACTGACGGAATCCAATGTTCTAACATGGCGGCGTCAATTGATACAATATCCCAATCTAGAACTGTTAACGGCTGATCGCTTTGCGAGTTTAGGGCAAAATACACCACCGCCGTTCCATCGAAGTTTTGACCTGCTTTCATGGCTGAATCAATCACCGCATAGACAGTTTCTACTTGAGTAGGGTAGGGAACAGGCAACTCTTTTACCAACATTTTTTCTACAGCTAACAGACTGATAGAGCGCCAGTCAATGAATTCAGCTAAATACTCTTGCTTAAACACAGACTCATGTTGGCGTAATCTTTCAGATTCAATTTCTGCTGGTGGCACATAAGGGTTAGCCAAACTTGGAGCATGAAACTCTTTAAATCCTAAATCGGTTTCATTACACGCCGCCCAAAAGAAATTATCAGGATCAACCCCGTTAGGTGTAGAAAAAACCCAAGTAATACCTTGGGTTGTTAGCATTGTTGGTTTAATTGACTTGTACCAAATGTCATTTTTCATTTGGGGGCTTTTGGTAAACGCCGCCTCATCAATGAGCGTTAGGTCATAAGATCGCCCGCGCCCTGCTAACTCATTATCCAAAATTGTCCAAAAGTCAATCTTGCCACCACCAATTAGCTTGATGGTTGCATCATTGCGATTAGCGCTTCTAATCACAGGATCAAGCGTATCCCGTAGAGCATCCCAAATTTCAGCTAATTGCTTATGCTCTGGGGCAAAGATACCTACTTGTTTTCCTGAAATTGCTGTTTTAGCGGCTAACCATGTAGCAAAGATAGATTTACCAAAACGTCTGCCCGCGCGCACTACGTTGAGTCGCGTTTGCCCTTTGTACAGATCAACTTGCCCAGCGTGTAACTTTGGCAATTTGACCCTACGAATATCAGCCATCTACGCCCGGTTTTATGTGAGCTTCCGCATTTTCTACAATGATACGGATTTCATTAGAGCTTTCGCCTTCTGGTCTAGCGGGTTTCCAACCATGCAAATGTGTCAAGGCAATATGTTGCGCTTTAGTATCACCATTTAAGGCGTTAGTCATTAGCGCGCCGCTAAGTTCTGCTTGATTTGCGGCTCTGGCAGTTAGTACCATATCCGCCGCTTTTGAATCAAATTGGCATAAACGATTAAAGTCTATTGGCATAAACCCTGAGTAAAGAGCTAAGGCGTCACCTGTTAGCCCGCGATAAGCGGCATCGTAGATTTTGTCTAAATCTTCTTGCGTAGCGGTAATTTTATCGGTCTTATGGTCAACTGAATAGAATAATGGGTCTGGTGTAAAACGCGCCATAACTGCTCCCCTATAGTTGATTGATAGCCTGATATTAGCATAAGCCCTATAGATTGCAAGTGGCTTGTTTGACATAATATGTTAGTGTTTACTAACTTAGTTTTAATTTTTCTAAAATTTTTTTGCGTTTTGCAAAAGAACTTTTTGCGGTGTTCTGAAAGCTAAAAAGTCCGCTGATCGGGTAACTAGATATTAATGACCCCCTTTTTCTTTTTTGATAGGCAAAAAAACCCCTATATAGAATAAGGGCTATCGGGTTATATCGCCCGCAAGCCCTTCAGCTATAAGCCGCAAGCTATTAGCTAACAGAAAAAAGCGGGCGCGTTGCGGATAACCGGTATTATGTAAAACAAGAAAGGGCTAGATTGTCACCCGTTAGCCGTTAGCTAATAGCTGAATGCTTACAGCTAAGGGCTAAAAAATTAAAGCATAGCGGGGCGAGCGCAAAATTTACCCTTAGCATTCAGCATTCAGCATTCAGCTATCCGCAATTTTGCACGTTATAGGTCAAATTGCTATCGCATTCCCTATACCCGTATTCCCTATATATATACTACTGTATATATATACAGTATATGGTTTCTATCAGGTATATAAGCTATTTCATAACAATTTGACCTATAAAGCCCGCTAAGCTAATATCTATAAAGCGCCCGCCCTTGTCATTTTTCCCTTTTCTCATTACCAATAAAATGACAATCCCCGCCCTAAAAATGACAATCCCCGCCTTTTTATTTAAAATTTAAAAAATGACAATTTGACCTATGAAAATTGTCATTTTGAAAACCCCGAATTGTCACGTTTTTAGGTCATAAAAAAATAAAAAAATGACAAGGAAAATAAGGGTTTATCCCTATGCAAAAAAGCCACAATTTGCAACAATAATTGTTGCACTATTTCAAAAAAGGCTTACAATGTATTTAAGCGAGCAAATAAAAGCCCGTGACAATTTGACAATTAAAGGATAGAAAAATGGAAAAGCAAGCAATAAAAACCGACGTATCAGCGCTTGAAATTATTGGCGCTTGCATTTTGGGCGGCGCAATTAGCGCCCTTGTTTTAACAGTCTATTTTTACGCTAAGGGGCTTTTATGAAAAAGGTATTTTCTAGCCATTCAGAAACGGCGCATATATGGGCTTCTCAATCGCAAGCCGAAGGGCGCGGCGGTAATGTATTTTTTGAAGGCGAAACAATCTATTCATACGGGCGGCATTTTCCCGTTGCGCGTTTCGCGCCGGAATTTGGCGATATAGTTTTATTTACTTCGCGCGGGTATTCTAGCTCTACGGGTAAGCATAAGGGCATTATCCGCGCCGCTATCCCGCCGAGCTATCACGTTATATATTGCGACGATGTAAGCCGCCCGGCAAGCCACAATCTAGGAATATGGGAAAAAAGCATTTTAAGAATGCGCGCGGATTTTGCACAATCAACCCGCAAGATTAGCGCGGGCAATATTGCGGCGGCAATTTATCAGCTTACAAGTGAAGCGCTCGCATATTGCGAAGCGCTTAAAATTGCCGCGCCCGAATGGATAAAAGATAACGACGCCGAAAAAGCCGCCCGCGCTTATGTAAGCGAAGCGGCAAAATTGCGCGACGCTAAGAGAGCGGTTAAACAAGCGGAAAGCAATAGAATTGCCGCGCTTGAAAGCGCCGAGCGGCTCGCTTTATGGCTAACCGGTGAAAGTGTAAATACTAACGGCTTTCAATTTAGCGATACGCTATTAAGAATTAAGGGCGAGCAAATAGAAACAACGCGCGGCGCGAAAATACCCGTAAGCGATGCGCTCAAAATTTACCCTTTATTAGCGCGCACAAAACGCACCGGCGGCAAAATTGAAGCGGGTTTACATAATATCAATTTGGGCGCTTATCGCTTCAATAGTTTTGACGGGGAAAATTTGATCGTCGGTTGTCACGTTATCGCATGGGCGCAAATTGAAAAAATGGCGCAAGAATTAAAACTGATTGAAAGGGTTTAAAAATGAGCGATTTAAATAATTGTGATTCTTGCGGCGCGATTGAGAGGGTAACCGATCTATTTTGGGATATTGATAACCCCGAAAATGATAGCGAAGCGATAATTTTAGATGAAATAACAGCGCGGGGATATTGTGCAATATGCGAAAAATGCGCGAATAATTTAATGGCTATATATTTGGAAAGGGCTTAAAAATGACAATCTCACAATCCGATTTTTCAAGAATGAATAATGATAGTAATGGTAACCCGCGCTATTGTATCCACTTTTTAGCGCTCAATACACCGGCGGAAAATGCCGATTATTCGGGCGATTTTATAACTAGAAAATACAATTTAGCCCTTGCAAGGGCGCGCAAATTAGGCGGGCGAAAATTTCACAATAAGCAATTTGGCGGCGGGATCATATTCGGCTCAATTTATAATCTTGCGGATTTATGCGAATCGCTCAATTCTACAATGGCGGGGCTTAAATAAAATGGATTTAATTATTAAGATAAATTTAGATAATGCCGCTTATGCTACTGATACAGCGCAAGCGCAAGCGGCGGGCGGTGACGGGCGGGCGATTGAAATAGCCCGTAACTTATCCGATGTAAGCGAATGGATAATGCAGGGATCTATTAGCCATTCAATATATGATTCTAACGGCAATAAAAGCGGCTTATTTGAAATAAACTATACCGCGAGCGATTTAGAAAAGCCGCAAGCCGTCGGCATGGTTTACTTTAGCTATATTGATAAAGCCCTTAATTGTCTAAGAGAAGCTAATGAGCCATTTTTAGCGAATGAAAGCCCCGAAGCCGCCGCGCGCCGTTATTTGGGGCGAAATTCTCACTTATACGCGGCGCAAGTAGAATTTTTGAAAATAGATTTTATTGAAAAGGCATAAGCAAAATGATAAAAATCACAAAAAAGCAATTTAATACTTTATGCCGATTATCCGATTTTGCCGATTATTATTTAGATGATCAAGAGCCGAGCGGTGAGCAATATTGGAGTGATCGGGAAGATATAACCGAAGCACAAGAGATTATCCGCGAGATTGAAGCCCAAAATTTAAAAGGCGAAAAATGAAAGAATATTCAATTATTGAAATAGCAATAGAATGCGCGTGGCAAATTGGCGATAGTTTAGAAAATAGCCCGCGCGCTGAAAGCCGGTGGCGCGTTGCGGATATTGTGCAAGATATTATAAAAAGCGGGATTATCAAGCAAAAATCCGAGGATATAGATGAAATAATTGCGGCTTATTTAATTGAAAAGGGCGAAAAATGAAAAAAGAATTTTTCTTAATTGAAATGACTGATACTTACGGCGGGGAAGCAAATTATTCTTGGGTTAGCCGCTTCAAAGTGAAAGCCGCCACAATGCGCGGCGCTATTGTGAAAGTAAGCCGCGAAGCGGGCTTACAAGGGCGCTTAAAAAAATCTTATGATACGGGCGAAACGATCCGCCACGATGTAAGCGGCGCGGCAATTTGCCTTTTTACGCAAATTTGGGGCGATTATGATAATCAATATTTTAACGTGAAAGAATTATAAAAAATGAATATTAACCATTTAATAGAATTAGAAACGGCGGCGCATAATAAGGGCGATTATAAAAAAGGCTTTATTTTGGGCGGCTTTATTGATGCGCTTCAAGCGCTTGAAAAATTAACCGAATATTCCGAGCTAATAGCCGACGGCTTACGGCGCGGCGAAAATGAGCGCGAAGCAAATACGCCGCCCGAATTTATGCTTATTCAATTAGAAAATTATGAGCTAAAAGAATTTGAGCAAAAAATTACATTAGCTAAGGGGTTATTAGAATGAAAACTTATGAGATAAAGTTAAAAATTGCGCTAGATGATAACGGCTATATTTTAAAAAATAATTGGATATATGACGCAATAGCCGAGCAATTAGAAAATGGCGAAATAATCGAATATTTTAAAATTCGAGAATATTTTGATGACGGGGAAGCGCCAAAATTCGAGCCACAATTAGATTAAAAATTATCAGCTAAAAAGCCCGCCATTATTGCGGGTTTTTTGGCGGGTAATTTTGCCCGATTTTGTTTTAATTCTAGAGGATTAAAAAAATGGCTATTAGCTATCAATTAACGGCGCGGCTTGATGCCGTAAAAAAACAAGCTGAAAAATGGGCGGCGCATAATCCGGCGGGCGCTTACGCGGCGGCGCTTAATCATCAAGTGAAATATAAACGGCGGGGCTATATCGCGTATGATAGCGCCAATTTTTACAATAAAAGCGGCGATTTAAGCGCGTATGATCTCACGGGGTATGATGCCGCGCTAATTGAAGATATAAGCCCGCGCCGCTTTCAATATACCGGCTATTATGCCGATAGCTTTCAGCGCGAAATAGTTAAGCCCTATATTGTCAAAATTAAAGCGGGGCGGCGCGGCGTTTTTATTTGCCCTGCTATTGCTTATAGCGATAGCGATATAGCCACAATCTACTTTTCACAAGGGCAATTTGCTCCGAATGACGGCGAAAATTTAGAAAATCAAGGGGCTATATATGATGCCGCCCGCCGCGCTGATAGCATAGCCGAGCGCGAAGCCGAGCAAGGGCGCGAAGCCGACGCGCAAGATCAAGCCGAGCAAATGCGCGGCGATTTAGCCGAGCAAATTAGCGAAGCCCGCAAAATGGCGCGCGCTCTTATTGTGGCTATTAAAGCGCAACGGCGGGCGGGAATTGATCTAGCGGGCGCAATATGCGACGCGCTAACCGATAAATTGAGAGAATACCGCCGCGAGATTATCAGCGCCCGCGAGCGCCGCGAAGCGCTAAAAAATGATTTTTGGCTAAGTGTAGAGGGGCGCTATTAAGTAAACAATTAAACAATGCCGCCTTATGGCGGCTTTTTCTTTTCTCTCAATAGCTTAGGGGCGGCGGCTTATTGTCGCGCCCTTAGCGGGCTATTGTCGCAAGTATTGAGCGCTCTAAAGGGGCGCGGATTATTTGCGAGAATATCGCCCGCGCTATTTAATGCCGTATTGCGGGCGCTCTATTGGCGCGGCTTATTGCCGCCTAATATTGCGCCCTTTTCTATTGGCAAACCCGCGCCGGTGCTATTCTAGCGCCCGCGCAAATGCGCCCGCGCTCGCTCATTAAAAAATTGCGTATAAATAGCATTAGAAAAATGCCGTAAGCCCTTGATTTATAAGGGTTTTCCGAATGAAAAAAGTATTATGTAAAACAAGAAAAACGGCTAAATGAGAACGATTCTCAGTTAAAATCCTGTTTTTTGACTTTTTGACTCAAAAAATGTTTCACATGAAACAAAAAGGCGGGGCTACTCGCTACGTCTGCCTTTGCATTTCAGCTAACTGGTCAGCATCCGCTTTTACCCCTAAGAGGATCGCTCTATGCTTTAGTAGGTCTGCCGCCAAGTTTGCCGTTCTTTTGAACGGCGGCTGTTTTAGCTGGTGAGCTAACATGACCACCTTTCTCACCAAGGGCTTTAGCCGCTTTAGTAAGAGTAAATTTAACTGCGCCTGAATCGTTACGAGTGGGTTTGTTCATAATAATTTCCTTTAAAATCAAATACCTAAGCGCTTACCTTTACTAGCTAACGCACCATTGCGTCGCGCCGCTATTTGTTTTGCTTCTGATGTAGATTTACCACCCATTTTACCGCGCGCAATCTGATTTGGTATTTGTTTAATTCGTTCTTGTGCTGTCCATTTAAAGCCTGTGCGCCCTGCCCCACCTTTGGTTAAGTTGATGATAGGGTGTTTCATATCTTTAAAGCAAGATATTAGCAGTTGCTCATGGCTTTCAGCTTCTTCTTTAGTGTTCCAATTAGCTACAGCTTCAGCAAACCATTCTTTATTTTCAACAGCGGCATACCAATGTGGTTGATGATTACGTTGTTTGCTAGTCATGCGGGATTTATTTTTGCTCATACCGACATAAAACACTTGCCCCGTATCTTGATAACGATGGATATAGGTATAAAACATCATGCGCTCCGCTTCATGTCTAACACCACAGCCTTTGGCTCAGGTGGTAGCTCAATCATACGCCGTAATTCAGATTTACTAAAGCTACGCACCGCATCTGGTGAAGCAAACACCCGCTTTTTATTGCTAGTATCTGCCGCGCCCAGCCTACCACAATCAATCCAACCTGCTTCTTTAAGTGCATGAAGCAAAGCGCTTTGGGGTACTTTATTACGCCCCATGCCCATCAAATCAGCAATACGATCACAGATAGGATGTAAGGGGCTACCAATCGCGCCACGCGCAAAGTCACCTGTACGAGATTTAATCATTTCAACAATGGTGGACTCTAGGCTACTCATGCCTGACTCTAAAAGATTCATCTTAAATTCAGTCATTTCGGGGGCAGAACCGGGGTTGAATTTAGATACATCACGGGCATAAAGCCAACTAGCAATATGCTCAAAGTTCCCTGCCCTATACCAGTTGTATAGCTCAAGACCTGAGCCTACCCTAATCTTTTCCATCGCTTGCGCTTCAGAACTAATGCAGAACCAGCGGCGATCTTGGGAAGATAAAGAGATAGGAATCTGCTCATTGGAAAAAGCCAATACGAATAGCCTGTTAGCCATCTTGTATGGATCTTTGCCTTTACGATTAATGTCTAGCATATCTGGCGGGGCGGCAATGATAGGCTTTAGCTTGTTAGCTAATGCTCTACGGGTGGCTGAGTCTGGCTCTTTTAATTCATTGAGAATCAATATCTCTGACTCTAAATGGTAAGTGAACTGGGACTGAAGTTTATCACTATCAACTACGCAAAGATTCTTGGAATCTGCACCACAGACTGACCATACAAAAGGCATCCACATTAAATCCTTACCGCAACCCTCATCGCCAACGTGCAGAACGGCATGATTGATCTTAATCTTTGGGTTTTGGAGTTTGAACGCCATAATATCCCAAAGGTGATCGAGTTCCTTTTGGTTTGGTACAAGCGTATGGCAATGGTTAAGCCAAAGGCTAATATTGCCACCCTTTGACTTGATAACAGGGCGAGCATTGACCCACCGATTACCATGCAATTCACCCATGCTAGACACTAAGGCGCTATCACCAGCGGCGTAGGTTAAACCTCTCAAAGCAACAGCATTGTGAGCTACGCGATTCTCATCATAGCAATTAGCCGCTTCAAGTTTGCGCCCATTGTGGATAGATTTGCAAGAGATATGGCGATAAAGCGCATTGAAAGTGCCACGGGAAATATCGTTACGCGCAAGCAAATCGAAGTAAGAATCATCGGACTGAACATAGGCGAATCTGTCATACCAATCTTCCTTTTCTAGCCTACCCAACTCTTTACGCTCGATCTCGGCAAGCTGATCTTCGGGCGTAACTGTGAATAGATTAAAAGGCTCAATCTTTTTGAGCGCTATTGAAAGCGCGCTAGATAATAGTTCAGACCGCACACCGGGTTCATGTCTAGGCGCGCCGTTATCAGCCGCCCAAGATAGAAATGCTTTAGAACCGAAATCTTGGCAATGCTCATGCCAACAGCAGTAAGCTCGATTGAGAGGGTGATAGCGCCCCATTGGATTGCCATCGCTATGCTCGGCGGAGTTCGGGCAAACTACCCCATACCAACCAGATTGATTACCTTCTTCAAGAATGAGATTGTTATCGTCAAGCCATTGAAGTATGTCGTCGTCCCCATCATCTATTAAAGAGATAGGGCGAACAAAAGCAGTATCGGCTTGCTCAGGGNTTACCCCTAAAGCTTTACAGATTTGGTCAAGATTAAACTCACGATCCACATGGAACTCTAAAAGTCTTGCTTCAAAGAAATTTTTACCTTCTTTTAAGTTAACAGAACCGGGCACTCTGACATTACGCACCGCATTAGTAGCGCCGCCATCGGTATAGCCCGACGCCGCAATCGCTTTAATGGCGGCGGTGAATTCACCCTTAGTAGGCTGGTGATCGAAGTCAAAAACATAGCCCCATTGTTGATTACCCGGCGATGTTTCCAGCTTCCAAGTTGGCTCTAATGGTGGCACTTTAGATTTAGTGCCAATATCATCTAACATCAGAAATAAAGTGTGTTCACAATTGGCATTAGAAGCCGACATTTTGCCGTCTTTAAAACGATTGATAATAAAACTGCCAGTATTAACGTAATGAGAACCATTAGGCTTGTAGCGTTCAGGCAACATCGGAATCCAAGTATATTTTGGTGTCCCGTCGCCATGCAAAGCGTGTTCACCATTGGACATGACAGGTTTTTGCTTAACCACCAAAAGAGTTTCACCCTCAGCAGGTAGTTTTGCTAAAAAGTCAATGAATTCGTTTGGTGATATAATTTTTTCAGCCATTATCTTGTCCTCTAGCTTGATTATTGGTTAGAAAGCCTAAACCTTTTTACGAGGGTTTAGGCTTTTGGTTTATTAGTTTACTACTTTCCGTAACGCGACATTATGCTAATTCCCACCTCTAGGGGTAAATCCTCAGCCCAAACCGGCGAGTTACGCATAATGCTTTCCATCTGACATTTTACTGCTTCTGGATTGCTGGTTTCCACAACGATTTCATCGTGTACATGAAGAACCACATCATCTATTTGTCGTAGTGAATTCCTAAGAATATCATTGGCAACAGCTTGCGTAATATTTTCGCAAGCCAACCCTTTCCAGAGTCTAGCTCTAGCCCATTCAGTATCGAGGGCGGCGGGTTTCCACGCGGCTTTAGCGTAAGTTATCCCCTCCTGATCTAGTCTGGCATAGGGATAGCATAGCACTCTGCCGCTGGGTAAAGCATACCAAAGATGCAATCCATCAAATAAATAGGTTACGCGCCCAGCACTAAACTCATGCCCTATGTTTCGCATGGCTCTGGTGTAAGCTGTTTCTAGTTCTTGCCAATATTGAACAGCCCATTGATTAGCTCTACGCCAAGCATCAACAGTCTTACGAGCATCAGACTCAGGAAGAATAACGCCGTAGTTACGACCCATAGCCGCAAAAGCCCCAATGCCGCCACCATAGCCACAAGCCAAAATAGCAACTTTTCCTAGCTGTCTACGATCAGGCGTAACTTCAGCCTCATCGCAACGAAAAATCCCTGCGGCTTCGCGGATATAAATGTCTTTCCCTGCTCTAAATACATCAAGTACTTCTTCAGCTTGCGGTTTGTTAGATAACCAAGGATTGCAACGGGCTTCAATACCTGCCCAATCTGCTACGACTAGGTATTTACCCTTAGCAGGAATAATCGCCGGGCGTAACATTCCTTTAAGTACATCGGTTACACGCTTGCCATGTTGCGGCACAATATCGCTACCCTTTACCATATCGTTACGCACTTGCTCAGGATGTTTGGCGCACTTGCGGGTGAAGTTGTGAACTTGTAGCCCCATGCTAGACGCCCTACCTGTAGCGCTACCACCATTAAACATAAACGCGCCCCTAACTCGCTGATCTTCTTCATCAGCCAAGTTCACCATGCGTTGGAATTTAGCTACTGAGGATGCCCATAAATCATCAGCACATTGAATTACATCCGCAACATGAGGTGGCACTTGATCGGGATTCTCATCAGCAAAGATAAGTAAAGAGTTACGCACATTCTTATCAATGGAATACTTTTTACGTCCTTCTTTATATGATTCCATCAGCTTTAAAGCTTCATCACCTACTCTGGATTGCACCCACTCGCGCATCTTGGGCGAGCGTACTGAGGTGATCTCACCTTCAGTAATCTCTACTACCAGCTTTTGAACTTCAAGGATTTCTTCTTCGGAATAGAGCATCGCGGCTTGTGCAAGTGGCACATCCACCAATACGCCTCGATCATTAATGCGCTCATTAACCCAATAGTCGAGTTGTTCCTCGCTAGATAGCGGGCGCATCGCCCCGCTAATATTCCGCATAACCCTGACGTCTTGTTCGCAGTATTCGACCATTTCTTTCATAAGTATGGGATCGTCATTGAACTTGCCGTCAGGTTGCGGAATACATAAAGCTCTTACTAATTGTGAACCTCTAAAATCTTTTCGCATAGACGCCCCTGCGAAACGCCCTACATCTTCAAGAGAACCGGGCGCGCAATTAGCCCTAGCCTGAGTAGCGGTGCAATAGAATTGCTCTAAATCAAAATTGATTTGCAATACATACCAAAAGATCAGCCGTTCAAAGGCGGCATTGTGAGCATAGATCATTCCCTTGTGATTGCGTACTGCATCAGGAAAGGGTTGGGCAGGAGTCCACGTTACAACATCAGCATCACCAAACGCATAAGACATACACAACACTTCGGTTGAACTATCTTGCGCGTAGTTATACACGCCACGCGTTAACAGATTGCAACGGGACTTTGTTTCAAAGTCCACCCAAAGAATGGTCATTTACCGCGAACTTTTAACATAGCATCAGCTATTTCATAAGCCCCTTGTGCTATATATTTATCTTTAATATCAGAATTAGTAATTTCTGAATGTGCATTAGCTTGAATAAAAGCTTGCATAGCTTTAGCCGCAAAATAATCACGCAAATCCATGCCCCACTCTACATGAGTCGTTTCAGGGAAAGTATGCGGAAAGGCTTTTAATTCGCTCATATTTATATCCTTAATTGTTAAATTCGCGTTGAGTTTCAGAGAGGGTTTTATTGTTAATTACCCATTCAAGTCTTTTTAAGATAGATTGGGTAGTTTCTAAACTAATAGCTTCTTTCAAAGCTAAAAATAAAGTGTCGAATAAAGGCGCAATAGCTTTTATATCCCCTTGTATGGCGGCAATGCCTACGCCATCAGAAGGCATTGCTATAAAAGCAAAGCTATCTGCATCGGGACACATTTTTGATATTGTTTGCTCAAAGCTATCCATTATGCTTTCCCTTGCTGATGCTTACGACCAGAACCCTTACGAGTATGGCTTAGGCTTTTAGTGTGGTGAATCTTCTCGNTCTTAGCCCCAAGGCTAGGAAAGATATTTTCAAGNTTTACGCCAGCGGCTTTAACCAATGCAAGTTTGACTTGACTAATGGCTCTACGATCATCTGGTGATAGGTTTTCTTTGTTCATTTTGTTCTCTAGGTTAGG